GATACACAAGATACAGTGCAGCCGGCTCCAGGAACCAGGCCTTATGAGATATTAACAAAACACTTAACTAATTTTATTAATGAAACAAAAGCAACTAATTATCATTCATTTAAAAGTGGAAACGTTTTTAAAGATGAAGTCTATGCATACTTTGTTTACGATGAATTTTATAGTTATTTAAAAGATAGAGAATGGAAAAAAGATTCTTCTAGAACTTCACACATGATTGAAAAATTATTTGATAAAGAAGAATACGAAGGTCAACCTAAACCTGAATTTGATCAAAGAAAAAGATATCCCGGTAAAGATAAAAAAACAGGTAAAGCATATCCAGGGGTTAGAGGTTGTGCAGTAATACCATTATATCTTTTTGAAAAAGAAGAAGAAGATGTTGAAGAAATTGTAGATATAGAAGACGAAAAGGATATTGTTTAATGATATATAAATACTATGGACCACCAGGTACAGGTAAAACATATAAACTAATATCTAGAGCTAAAGCTTATGTAAGAATTGGTACACCATTACATAAAATAGGTTACTTTGCTTTTACTAAAAAAGCAGCTACAGAAGCTAAAAATAGAATGCCTGCAGAAGATAAAAAACTTCCGTACTTTCAAACGTTACATTCTTTTGCATATCATCAATTAACATTAAATGAAGAAGATGTAATGCAACCTTTTCATTATGAAGAATTAGGTAAACTTTTAAATATAAAAGTTAAGTACCATGATAAATATAACAAAGAAGAAGTGTCTTATTTAAATTGTGATAGTCCTTACTTTCAAATGATAGGTAAAGCTATGAATAGGGACGTTAGTATTAGAGAAGAATTTGATAGAAATGAACACAATAGTAAAGAAATAAAATGGCATTTATTAAAATACATTGATGACAATTTAAAAGTATATAAGGAAAAAAGAAAGTTATTAGATTTTAATGACATGATTAAAAATTTAATAAACAAACAAAATCTCCCTAAATTTAAAGTTATTTTTATAGATGAAGCACAAGATTTATCTCCATTACAATGGCAGCTGTATGATAAATTAAAAGAATGTGCAAATGATATTTATTTAGCAGGAGATGATGACCAAGCTATTTATGCTTGGGCTGGTGCTAATGTAGAAAGATTTATAGAAGAACCTGCAAAAGAAAAAGTATTAAAGTATTCAAAAAGAATATCTAAAACTATTCAAGAAGAATCAGATATACCAATTAGTAAAATTTTAGGTGTAAGAAAAGATAAAAATTATTACCCTAGAAATTTTGAAGGCAGTAGTGAAAATATAAATAATTTAGATCAAATAAATTTAAATACGGGTAAGTGGTTAATATTAACTAGAACTCTTTCAAGATTAAGTTCTATTAAAGAAGAACTAATAAAAAGAAATTTATATTTTAAAGTTAAAAAAGAAAAAAGTTTTAAGGTCAGATTATATAAAGCTGCCATGAAATATACTTATTGGTGTATGGGTAAAATATTGGAAGAAAAAGATATTAAAGACATAAATGAATTTATTGGAAGTGAAAAATGGAATCATCAAGTTGAATGGTTTGATGCATTTCAAGAGGCTGATGAAAAAGAAAAATTTTATATAAAAAATATGATTGATAATGGAGAAAACTTAGATGAAGATGCTAGAATATCTATATCAACTATTCATGCTAGTAAAGGTGGTGAAGAAGATAATGTAATTTTATGTCTAGACATAGGTAATAAGATAAAAAAAGCTATGCTTAAAAGTATAGACAAGCACGATGAAGAACACAGAGTTTGGTATGTTGGAATAACACGTGCCAGAAATAATTTATATAAACTAAAAGCTAACCTAAAAAGAAACGAGTACAAATTATGAGAATAATTACATCAGATATATTAATAACAATTACATTAACATTTTTTATTATTAACATAATGGAGGTATTAAAATGACGCATAAAGATATATTTAAAGATTCATTTCCACAAGATAAACAAATTGGAGGATCACATTACAAAGATTTTTATATTCAACCATATGAATTTATTTCTAAAAATGATCTTTCTTTTTTTCAAGGAAATGTTATCAAATATGTTTGTCGCTATAAAAACAAAGCGGGAATACAAGACCTTGAGAAAATAATTCATTACTGTGAATTAGAAATTAAAACAATGAAAGATACAAAAGGTAAAAAATAATGTTAATACCAACTACAGAGTGGGTGGCACCTACAGAATTTCCGGATTTAAGAAAAGCTGATGAGATAGCGATTGACTTAGAGACACGTGATCCAGATTTAAAGAAACTGGGTTCAGGGGCCATTATAGGTAATGGTGAAGTTGTAGGTATAGCTGTTGCTGTAGATGGATGGAAAGGTTATTACCCTATTGCTCATGGTGAGGGTCCTAACATGGATCGTAAAAAAGTTTTAGACTGGTTTAAAGATGTATGTAAATCACCTGCTACAAAATTATTTCATAATGCTATGTATGATGTATGTTGGATACGTAATTTAGGTATACAAATCAATGGTTTAATACTAGATACGATGATTGCAGCGTCTCTTATAGATGAAAATAGATTTCAATATTCACTAAATTCTTTATCATGGGTATATTTAAAACAAGGTAAAAACGAAGCTTTGTTAAATAAAGCGGCTAAAGAAAGAGGTTTAGATCCTAAAGCTGATATGTGGAGATTACCTGCACAAGAAGTTGGATCTTATGCTGAAAAAGATGCAGAGTTAACTTTAAAACTTTGGCAACATTTAAAAAAAATAATTATTGAAGACGACCTTCAAGATATATTTAATCTTGAGACTGATCTGTTTCCTTGTTTAGTTGATATGCGCCACCTAGGTGTTCGGGTAGATATTGAGAAAGCCAATCAATTAAAAACAGCATTGGCAGTAAAAGAAGAAAACTTAATACAGCAAATAAAAATAGACACAGGAGTAGATACTCAGATATGGGCAGCAAGATCAATTGAAAAAGTTTTTCAAAAATTGAACCTACCTTATGACCGTACTGAAAAGACCGACTCTCCTTCATTTACTAAAAATTTTATTTCTAAACATAATAATCCTACAGTTTTAATGATAGCAGAAGCTAGAAAAATAAACAAGGTTCGTACAACATTTATTGATACTATTTTAACACATGAACACAAAGGTAGAATTCATGCAGATATAAATCAAATTAGATCTGATGATGGAGGAACCGTAACAGGAAGATTTTCATATTCAAATCCAAACTTACAACAAATTCCAGCAAGAGATCCTGAAACTGGTCCATTAATTAGAAGTTTATTTATACCTGAAGAAGGTTGTAAGTGGGGTACATTTGATTACTCACAACAGGAACCACGTCTTGTTGCACACTATGCATTAAGATTTGGATTACCTTCAGCACAGGTTATTGCTGATTCTTATTTAGAAGACCCAACTACAGACTTTCACCAAATTGTTGCAGATATGGCTCAAATAGATCGTAAAGAAGCTAAGACAATTAATCTAGGTTTATTTTATGGAATGGGTAAAGCTAAATTACAGAATGAATTAAATGTAACTAAAGAAAAATCAGATGAATTATTTTTAACTTATCATAATAAAGTTCCATTTGTTAAACAGTTAATGAATAAAATTATGAATGCCTCTCAAGCTAAAGGTCAAATAAAAACTTTACTAGGTAGACGTTGTAGATTTCCTAAATATGAACCCGTGTTAAGGGGTAGTGATTGGGGTACATTTGTACCTGCAGAAGATCATGAAAGAATGGAAGAATTAAAAGCTATGGGTCCATTTTTGAAAGATAGTGAAGATAAGATTATTACAGATAAGGATGGTAATAAAAGAAAAAATTATTGGCATGGTAATCCAACTAGAAGAGCCTTTACTTACAAAGCATTAAATAAATTAATTCAAGGAAGTGCTGCCGATATGACTAAAAAAGCTATGGTTAATTTGTACAAAGAGGGTATTTTAGGGCATATACAAATTCATGATGAACTTGATTTTTCTATTGAATCACAAGAACAAGCTGATAAAATAAAAGAAATAATGGAACAAGCAGTAGATTTAAAAGTTCCTAATAAAGTTGACTATGAATCTGGACCTAATTGGGGAGAGATAAAATAAATTATGGCTTACTTAAATGCGGACATACCACCTATCTACTGTAAAATACGTAAGGAGTATTTATATGACTTGGAAAAACATCAAGGAGAATCTGTTGACTGCTGTATCTTTAGTGTGGTCTCTATTACAGATCGCTCACTCTTATTTAATATTATGTTACCAAATGGTGCATGCTTTTGGCGTTTACCTATATCAGCGTTTTATCAAGAAAAATTTGACAGAAAAGACGTACCAGATATCGCAATCGACAATCTTCAATTATGGAATTGCTTTAGTTATTATCCTAGTGTTAACTGCTTTAGTTTTTTAAGAGGCAAACGTGGTAAATACTTTGGTAAAGATAAAATAAATTATCCATTTGAATATTTATTTACTATTGACTGGGGACACCCAGATAGTAATATACTAGATACTGAGCATTCTGAGATTCCTGCGGAA